CAGGATTTCTTGTGAATGTAACGTTATCTTCAGAGAATTCAAATAAGAGTTGTGGTTCGCCAATGCTTACAATTTTTACCAGTCTCTGGTCAACACTCTGATCAAAGAAGACAGAACCTAGTGACAGTTCATTAATTGATGATAATGTTTGGGCATAGTCATAAACAAACACTGCTTTTTGTGTTGCTGGATCATATGATAGAACAATAGCATCTGCTGCATCAGATCCAATCTGATATCCAGTTGCTAGATTGTATCCAGGATCATAAACCGAAACAGCAGCACCATTAAAGTGATCTACTGCACTGGTATTCAACTGTGCTCTTTCTACTGTAAGAGCATTATCAGTTCTTGAAATTACTCTTACGATTTCACTGCCGATTCTTAAGTAATCATTTGCAGTGATACCAATGCCACTATCAAGATTCAATACTGCATTCTGAATAGAGAATCCGATGTGATCAACGCTAATCTGCAATCTTGGTGTAGTAGCATCGGTTTTTGTGAGTGCAGCATCACCAACTGTCAATACATCAAACTTGGAGTATCCAGTTCCCTTGTCTGTGATAGTAACACTAGTGACAGATCCAGATGCAGACACAACAATGGTTGCCTCAGCATCTTTTCCAGTTCCACCAGACAATGCAATACCAGTATATGTGTTTGGTGTGTAATCTTCTCCACCATTCAAAATGGCAACTCTACCAATTCCATCATCGCTGAGAACCCTGTCTACACCTGGGGTTTCAAGGGTTGCTTCTTGATATACTCTCTTTCTTACATAGTAAGTTGTGTTTGTTGTTGCATCATTTGGATTGATGTCAACAGTAATTTTTTCATTGACACCAACGCCATGTGCATCAGCAGTTCTTAGAAGTGCTACATTATCAGTAATTCTGAAAATTGGGAGATCTTTACTCAGTGGTGTGAGTGAAAGAGCTTTTGAACCAGTTGTGTTGATCAGATCAGAACTTGTGAGGAAAAGATCATCAGATACAGTAAATACTCCAGTTATAACCTTAACTTTTACCGTATTTTGTGCAGTGGTAACTTCTAGAACCTCTCCAGTCGCTACTGGTGCATTGACACCATCTGATAGGGAAAGAGTAGCACCTTTTGTATAAGAAGAATCTTTATCAAGTAGAATTGATAATACTAATGTTGTTGATGAAAATACTTGAGAAGAATCAAAAGACCCAGTAACATTTCTGATTGCCAATTGATTTGCTGTGAATACATTACCAACAATTTCTCCAGTAGCACCTGTTCCCGTTTGAATAATCGTGTCGCCATCAAATAGATATGCGTCTCTAACAAGATCAATGAGAAGACACTTGTTTTGTTGGGACTCAATGGCATTAACCTGTCTTCCTTTTACAGACGCAACTTCGCCTTGAGCACCAGATCCACTAGTTTGATCATCATCAATAATCAATTGAGATCCAACAGAGTATACAGATGTACTATCTGATACTGTTGCAGAAGACACACTTCCTCTGACAACATCTTCAATAACAGCGATTGTCAGGTCACCATTTTTGTCAATATCACTTGTTCTCAGACGATTTGCATTTACTGGTAAATCATCCTGTGAGATTGAAGAATTGTAATTAGAGTCTAGTGGTAGGGAATAGTAGTTTTCACCGAGAATGTAAGGAAACTCAGGGACGTTAGTAGCACTGACAGTCATGAAATATGCATAGGTTCCCTGTGGAAACTCTGGTGTAACACAAAATCTACCGTTGTTCTGATCTAGAGAACCAGATCTATCATTGTAAGTATAATCATTGATAAATGTTCCTAATGGATACGTAATCGTATTGGGACCGTTATTTCTAGAAATGTTCTTAGTGTAGCTCGTTGTCATTCTGACAACAGAACTAGATGGATCTAGAGCATCTGAAAAACCATAAGGACCATAAATGGGATTGCCATCATAAGCAAATCCAAGAATAGGGGAGTGGGAAGATCCGCTGTCACCTGCTCTCAGTGTTGTTGGTGCTGCATAGTAAGCATAACCAGTTCCACGTGATGGAATAAAGTTTGTAAAGAAATGTCCATTTTCCGAGTCTAAAACGGAAGAAAACCGATTATACCTATCTTTTCTCCACACTTTAATGTCGGCAGTAGCAGATGCACCAGAACCAACAGCAATAATATCTACAACTACATTCTCCTGTGTGTAGAAACTACCACCACTGACTTTTGTAAATCCAGTAATTTCACCAGAAGTTGCAATCTCAGCGACATAATCAGCAAAACGTCCCTTGCCTGCATTGTCAGTAATTCTTACTTCTGGTGGTGAGGAATAAAACTCACCTGCATCATCAACAACAATACTGGTGATTTCTCCGTTGGTAACAACAGCAGTTGCCTTTGCATTTCTACCAGAAACGATCTCCACAGTAGGAGTTGCTGCATAGTTGCCTGGGGTATCAACAATAACAGACTCAACAACCTGACCAGCAAGTCTAGTCCTTGCAAGATTTGCAATTCCATCAATAAGAACAAATGGTTCTTTCTGGTATCCTCTTCCTCTAGCAGTTACGTTAATTTTCTGAATAGGACCATTTAGAATAACTTCTTCGTCCTTGTAACTTAAAAATGGAATACCATTCGTAGCAATACCAACATCTCTATACTTAGTCTCATAAATCTCAGTTGTTGAGATTGGATTCTTTCTAATGATTCTAAGTAACTTCTGATCCTGAACATCTGCAGGAACAGTAGCAGAGGCAGAAATGATATCATGAGAGGGGAATCCAGACGAAGTGATATAGTATCCTTCACCGTCTTCAAAGATTGCAGATACATTGGAATTTAAATCTGCGATAGATGCTGCAACACCAGCCTGATTTGATGAGAATGGAATGGACGAAGTAGTCTTCCACCTCAGATTATTTTGTGCGTCAAAGATTTTGACATCATTTGTCAAGAATCCTGGTTCTGAAATCTCTAACCTATCACCAGGATTTGAATATGGGTGCTGAGAGGCGGTTTCCGTGGCGTACAAGACGCCATAAACCAGCATAGTCACACCTGCACCAGAAACGTTGGCACCATAGGTTACAGACGATCCTACAGGGTGTGTGCCAGTTCCTGTTCTGGACTTGAGGATAAACTGATTTACATTCTTGTCTTCAAATGTAAAAGTCTCTGTTCCAATCTTAAATTCACCAGACTTCTTCCATGCCATTGTTGAGAAGACATTGATTCTGTCACCAGAAACAACAGAAGCATCAACTTGTTCTGTAAGTTTGGTTCTAGCAGCAATAGAGAATGTTCCGTTTACTGATTGCTCTGACAGAATTAACTCATAAAGATCTTCACCATCAAATCTTCCAGCATATCTAACGTTATCAACAACAGCAGCGGCATAGTTGCCAACTACATCCTGAACGATTGTCTTTCCGATTAGATCTTCTACTGTGCCAGAAAGAACTTTTACTTTCAGTGCATATACATTAATCCAGTTTGAATCCGAAGACTTCAGTGTGAAATCTTTTGGATATGAAATCTCTGGTTCTGGATCAGATTCAATTAATGCTTTAAATAAAAATTTAATAGAACTATCTGTACCTTTTGACCTGTAGAACGATCCGATATTTTTAATTAACGTTCTTTTATCAATATCTTTTTTGAGATATTCTTCGGGGAAATCTGCTAGGTACTGACTTTCAAAACTTTTGATGAAAGCATACAAAAATAAGTTGCTGATATTTTGTACTGTTGATCCAGCAACATGATCAGCAGACTGAGTGGTGATAAAATTACTTTCTGTATATAAATCACCAATAGTGGTGTTTCCACTTACACCGCGACTAACTTCTAAAAACTGTGTATCTGTTCTTTGATGGTAGAAACAAATTTCATCATCAATTTTGATATACCCACCATTCTTTGGAAATGATGTTGCATCATCAACTGTAATAGTATTATCGGTCTTCTGAATAAATCCAGTCAATGTTGTTGATTGCTTGAGAATATTCTTCTCGTAGAAATCAATATTACGATATGTTTGAATATTAGAAATGATATCCAAGGGTTGACCTTGGATTTCTAACTGCTCATAGTATTTCTGTATAAACTTACTAAAAAGTTCATACTCTTCATTAATGAAGTCTGGTAGTTGGGACTCAACTAGAAATGAGATTTTATTAGCAGTCTTAAGCATCTACTACTACTCTTTGTATGCTACAAATTTACTCTTTGATATATCAACATCCAGATATACCTCACGCTTTACTTCAATATCTTTATTTGCAGGTTTGACTCTTAGTTCAACGCGGTTGTCTGAGAATGAACCTTTTAGGATAGTGAAGTCATATAACATAATTTCACCCTTGGCATAATCAATATCACCAATAGAATCATTCAGGAGAATTTTTTCTCCAGTCGTGGGATCTAGTCTATATAGGACCATTTTGCCAGATCTATCCTCAAGATAGGTCGTGTATTCTGGGTACTCAAAGACCGTCATTCCAGTAGAAGAAACAACGGGTTTATCGCAATCTTCTAGGAATGGATTCTGATAACAAATCTCATAATATGAGGTGGAATTGATTTGTGCATAGAAATCCTTCCTCATTGTGATTGTGGTGCTATTTGAGTTGATGGCACGATCAGCACCATCAATTACACCAACAAATTTACTATAACGAAACTTGCCATTGAACTTCTCTGTTAGGGAAGTATTCAAGTATTCCGAAATACCAGAAGATACCTTCGCTGCTACTTGAGCAGGAAGTAACGTTGTTTTGGATCCATCAAAATAAATTGAACTATCAATCTCAATATAAAGAATTGAAGGATCAACGAACTCAGGTTGAATAGATGCAACAGTATACTTTCTGAGTTCTTTCTTTAATTCTGTTTTTGTGTATGAAGAAAGACTTGATGCTTCAGTTGGTTTCACTGCAATAAAGACTTTTCCATATGCAGGAGGTTCTTGATCTTCTCCACCAAAAACAATAATGTCACTGACTGCTGGGTAAAGATTTCTTACAATAGCAGAATAATCATTTGCAGTTACTGCTCTATTCTGTGAACTGTAGAATTTGGGAGCATTATATTTAATTTTTGCAATGCTTTCAATGTCAGCACCACCACTTGCCTTATCAACAGTTGTAATTGCTACATTAAATGGTACATTAATATTAATTTCATCACTATCAGTTACTTGACCATTAAAATTAAAAGTTTTGGCACCATTTGTTACTGCACCATTGGTAACAATATAAGTAATCTCTACGACTTGATTATTGTCTAACTTTTTGCCAATAATACCATCACCAAAGAATACCTCGTATCTTTCATCTTCAACTTCACTGATGAAGTATACTTGGTCTTCGGCACCAATATCTAAGATATTGTCAGAAACTTGATACTCTTCAAATACATTTGAGTTTGCTGACTGATAGACTCTAATGTTTAGAGTGCTTAGATCTACCGATGGATTATTAATTGTAAATTTTTGATCTTTTAGAGTTGTGTTGACAACTGTTCTTGTAGTGATAAAAGATCCTTCGTAAATTTCAAGATCTTCAAACGTTGCAACACCATTGACAACGGGTGCTCTCCTATCTTCATTCAATACAAAACGATATAGAGATCCGTCGTAATTTGTAACAAATCCAGAACCTGCCTTAAAGATAACTGCAGCAGGAGCAGTTCCTGGGAAAGTAATTGTTGTGTCAACAACTGCTTTTGGTGCTGTTACTGACTTGGGGTTATATCCGAGTTGCTTTGCTAGTGCTACTACGTTATCTCTCAGAGTAGCAGAATCCAAAAACAACTCATTAACCACCATGTTCGTATTGAACGCAGTGTAATAAGTGTTATACGCTAGAACGTCTAATAGTTGACTTAATGCCGAAGCTTCAAAATCATAGTCAACAAAATCTGACTGAGATCTCATGTACTCTTTTAGAGCCGTTTTGATATCAGCAAAATCTAGATTGTTTAACTGAGTGTATGGCATTACCTTGTTCTAACTAAGAAAAATTCTACCGCAACAGGTGGGAGATCAGAACCTCTGATTTCAAACGTCAACTCAACATCAAAACCGTTGTCATCAAAGTTCGGTGTTGTTGATAACGATAAAATTCGGACCCTTGGTTCAAACGTATTGATGGTGTATCTAATATTAGTATTGACTTGACCAGCAGTAGCATAATCCAAGGGTTCAAACAAGAAGTTCCTAATGTTTGATCCATAATCTGGATTAAACAACTTCTCTCCCTTATTTGTTAATAATAAATTAACTATCGCCTGTTTAATTGCAGCATTATCCTTACTGACAACAACGTCATCAGTTACAGGATGCTTCTTAAAAGCAACATTTACATCTCTAAACGAGAGTGATTCTGCCATTAAACCTATACGAAGTCACTAGTTATTTAGTGTCTTCGTGCCAACGTTCTACAAAGTCGTCAAAACCGCCAGCACCCCCGCAGGGGCGACTTAGGCGGTCTTCTGGAATATCGTATAGTTCTTCCTTCCTCTTGTTACGATTGCGTTTCGCTGCCATATCTAGATAACGATCACTGTCAGTTTCAGTAATCAGTGTCATCCCATCATCAATAAAGTCTTTACTTTTATCAACTGGTGAATTGCCCATCGGTTTTCCTCTATACGATATACTTCGGAGATTTCGGCGTTTCGCTCCTCAGAGACTATTTACCCTGACCACGATAACGCTTCTTAGCACCATTGCGACTAGTTGCAGAAAGCTTTGTATGCTGCCCCTGTCCTTGGCGAGTCTTCTTTGGCTTAGACTCAATAATCTTCTTACCGCTCAGACCAACTTTTGCTCGTGCCATAATTTCTTAATTACTCTGTAGGTGTAGGTGGGTTTGTACCAATCCTTATTGTAGGATAAAGTGTCGGAGAAGTCAACCCAGTAATTGGGCGAGGGTTTGGAACAGCAGGTGCACCTGACATACCATCTCCTGTAACGGTTACCAATTTGCCTTCCATGTATACGCTAGTATTCTGTACTGGCGTGATAGAAGGTCTTTGGAGTATTGGTGTACCTATTGGAGGGTTGCTGTGGAGCACTGTCGGGTGTGTTCCTGCAGACTTTGCTTGATCTATAATGATTAACTCCTCAGGTCTGTCAGACCCCTCTACAGTGGTTTTGATGGTTGCTAGAGATTCAGTCACACCCCCAATGCCAAGCGGTGGGTAGATTGCACCGTCTGGGTTAACTGACTGTGTGTCAAACATCCCAATATTTGCAATTTCACCCGTGATCGGTGATGCCATTTCTTAACTCCTCTACTGCATTATGTAGATTATCCAATGTCTCCGCTATCGTCTGATAGTCTTGGCATTGGGGCGGCTTGTACATCAACTGGGGGCGTTCTAATTGAGACACCCTCGTCTCCACCGTCGTCAACCTCTCGGACAGCGACTGGAGTAG